CTAATATAAACTCACCAGTTTCCTCATCTTTAGGGACGACAAAGTCTTGGTTCCCCCATTCAGATCGGCTTAAATTACCACCGTTTTGTTTGTACTGTTCATAAGCACCATCTGCATCATCTATATCGTTATTTTTTTTGAATATCTGTTCGGGTCTACCGTAGTTATCAATAAATGTGTATACTTGCGGCGGTCTACGACCCTTGAGCGTGTAGTCACGCATCATTGATTTAAACAGTCCTACAGCAATCGGGTCAGGTTTGCTACCATCAGGGTTTGTGCCAGTATTCTGATTTATTTCACTTAAAGATAAACCTGCCCCTCCGTTTATATCTCCTTGTCTTATTAATTTTAGAGCCTCTTCAGTATCAATACCGCTTAGATCGGCAGTAGCCGCCCAATCTTCCATATCCTTAGCCCATTGCCCAGTAGTGTTATACCGTGCCATTATTTCCTGAAGTTTCCTGATCGAAGGATTAACTTCTCCGTCTGCAACAATGACTTTTCCTGCATCCGGCCCTGTTTTTTTAATGCCGCCTCCGTAATCAATTTGGGTGGTCTGTCCGCCTTCTCCAGGTTGTGAGACTCTACGCTCCACTAAATCATCACTGGCTACAGATTCATAAACAGGAACCATTCCGCCTAGCAAAGTCTGACGGAGTACATCGTTGTCGATCTGAGCCGCAGACATACGGAGGGGACGCTCGTACTGCTCAACAGTTTGCTGTAAGGGTGTACCTGTAAGCACACCTGACAGGGCATCGCTTTGTGCTTGGAGTGCCTCTGCTAGTCCCTGCCCATAATCGGGCATATTTAAAATTGAGTTATTACTTGAACCGCTACTCATAATTTATTTCCTCCGAAGAATCTTCTTTAAATCGTACCAGCGCATGGGCTGTTTTTTAGTCTCCCGCATCCATCCAACAAGTGGTAACGGATATGGTATTTTACTGATAAAGTCTTTCACATCACCCACCGCCATATTGACATACCAGGCATCGGGGTTTTCGACATTCCATTGGTCTTGCGGGTGAATATCGCTTTTCGAGTTTACCGCTTTGCCTAGTAGGAATGAGTTGGGGGTGATGAAGACATACCCGTGGGCCGCGTAGGTGGCAATGTCGCGGTTCATGTCGATCCCGCACTTGTCGTACAAGTCTTTTGCCTGGGCTAGGATATTCAACTGTAATTCCTCCTGGCATTGGCTCCACCTTCGGATGCTTCGATGGCAACATGGCGGAAGCTGGGGCGGCCACTTTGCACCTCCAATTCAACATTAGCGGCATAGCCACGAACCCGACCAGTGCCGAAGCGGATGAGCTTGTCCTCCTGCCCACCGCTATAATTTTCTGTGTGTACGGTGTTGGAGCGGTCGGGATCGGTGGTGTTTACTTTTACGGTGAACTGATCGCCGTTTTCCACATGACACCCTAGCTGGCCACGCTTCCACTTCTTTATATCGGTGTTACCGAGGGCATAGGACCGTGTCCTTAGCTTGGCGTTGATTGGTGTGGATGTAGTGGCTTCGACTCCTGCGGTTCCTGTAATATCTGTTTCCGATTCCTCGATTAAGTGCCACCCTTTATTATTTACCGCTAGGAGGCGGCGGGTGTTGGGCTGTTCGCCATAACTGAAGCTAAAAAATTCGTTGTTTTCGGTGACGAGAAGTTCTTCCTGCTCGGTGTTCAGACTGCCGGAGTACGGAACATCCACCTTGTGGAGTACGGTAACAAAGTCTTCGATAAAAAACCCGTCCGGGAAACTGTCCACGCTGGTCCATGTGTTTTGCAGTATATCGAAGACGAATACCCGGTTATTACCGTCTGATGCAGTCCACTCGCCCCCTGCTAATTCGCAGTCTTTGCGAGTATTGTTACCCGCGATGGAGCAGACTCCCGTGGGGCAAGCGAGATAGTACTTGTTGTCGAACACAATGCCTACTGATTGATCCACCACCCCGTAGTTCACATCTGCGAACTGATCCTGGATCGAGCGGGTAAGCGGTATGGCCTCGGCACTTACCTGGCTGATTGCCACTCCCCCACCCTTTGCCGCGTCCAGTCCTTGCTGGAGGGTGAACACTCCTGCATCGCTTAAAAAATAAATCTGTGGTCCGCTGGCGGCTACACTTTTACGAGCCACACATCCAAACTGCCGGGTCACTTCGTTGACTACTGATGCCGTGGTGTCCGTGAGGTTCGTTATCATGTGGATCGAGTTTCGGAAAAACACGATTAACTGAGATTCGAGGTATGGTTGCAGCGCGACAACTCCACGATCTGCGGTTCCACGATTGATACGGAACTGCGAGTCGGCGGGATAGAAGTTGTCCGTATCCAAAAGATCCGATGCGATGACGGTGTAATTGGAGTCGCTTACCTGGGGGACGATTAAGCGGTTGGACAGATATACGCCAAACTCCGCCTGTGGGCATTCGATTCTGCCAGCGGTGGGGCTAAGGTTTTCCTTAACCACAAAGGCGGTGGGTGTGCTGTAGTCGCCATCCCACTCCAGCGGCTTTTTATTTACTCCACGAAAAATAATCAACTTCTCCAATGCCTGGACGATGGTCGCGTTATCACCGCTGGTCACCACCTCGCCAACGGGATATGCAATGTCGATTCCGGCGTGGTTGCTGTCATTCCACAGGATGAGTTTATCCTTGGTCGCAACCGCTAGAAACTCCAGCCCGGTAGCGGGATCACTAAATTGACCTGCGGCAAATACCCGATCAGTTGCCGAGTAAGTGAAGTTCACAAATCCGCCCATGAACTGTAGCCCTTTGCGCACTTCGGCAAGGTCGCCATTGAGTCTCATGTTCTCCGATACCTCGACCATGCCGCCCTCCAGGCTGGTTGGCTCAAGGTAGGAATTGATGCCGCGAAAGCCTCTGTCCCCATCGGTGAGGATGGGATCATCCAGGCGGCCAAGTGGAGTGGTGCTAGGCATTACTTACGCTTAATTTCTTGGTACAGCTTGATGGACATATAAACGAGGGTGACCGCACCCACCGCTATACCCAGGAAAGAGTCGATTGTGGATAAGCCAAAGGTGGCGGCTGTACCACTCATTCCAGCTACTGATACGCGGTCAATCATGTTCATTTATCGTCTGCTGGGCGAAGGCCCAAAATAAAATCCGAGGATGCCCATAAGGGCGGTGTGGCCCATATAGGCGAGGTGGCCACTCGATAGCGTGATTGGGTCTTGGCTGGCTGGGTAGCTGATGAGGCCGAAGAGCCATTCTGTTCTGCCCTCTCCATGTGCGTTGGTGATGGAGAGGAACTCTGCCGATGGGAAAAGGGTGCAGAACAGGACACACAAACACAAAGTGCCAATCCCCATAAAAGCAATAATTCTACGAGAAAAATCCCGGAACTCATTATTACCTCCTTCAGCCAATTTAGTTTGGAGTTTAAGAAAATTTTCGTTTGCGCGACTTTCTCGTGCAAGTTCAAGCTCGTGCTTTTGGCGGCGATTCTCAAATAGCATTCCGAACCCACCCTTGAGCATTGCTCCCATAGCCGTACTACCGCCCCCCGTAAGTAACATAAGAAGTATTTCGCCCATTTCACCGTGCTACTCCGTAGCGGATTTCGTCCATCAGTTCCTCATGCTTGGCGGTTTGCTTCTCCAGAAATAACAGACGCATATTTTGCTCCGCATCATCGGGTAATGCACCAAGCTCTCCACGGGGCCACTTTACACGAAACTCGCTGTTCATCTGTACCTCGTGTTGGAGGCGTAGGATCTCCATCTCTAGGGTATTTAATCGTGCATAGATCAACATCGCTGAGTAGACCACGAAGATGGTCCCGCCAAATACCTTCAGTAAAAACGCCAGCGGGGTCTTTACATTCGTATCCTCGCTGATGTTAGGAGCCATCAGATAGGTTCGTTAGGATCAGTCCACTCAGGACCACTCAAGATGCTTAGTATCTCGGAGTGGGTGTACTGTGGTTCACCTATTAAAAAGCTAGGCGTATCGCCTTCAAACTTAACAAGGGCTTTACTACCGTCTAATGAATAGGACACATAGTCAGGGCTGCGATTTAAAACTTTGCTGAAGTCTACACTAGAAACCTCAGAAGCATCGATTATCACATATGTTCTCATAATTTATTAAGGTTTGGTTGTACTGTACAAAGCACCACCTGAACCAGTGCCGTCATGTGTACCTGGGTTAGCTAAATTCTTAACAGTACCTACAGTATCTCCATTACCAGGTGTAACGCCTCCTGAATTAGTATCACCGCTACCGTCTCCCATTCTCCAATAACCTACTAAATCAGATGATGATGCGTAGTCTCCGGTATCTGATGTTAGATCAATAGGAGTGCCTGTATTATATATAGTTGAAATTTCTTCAGCACTCAAAACGGAAGACCATACACCCACTTCATCAATATAACCGTTGTGGCTGAAAGCATTCCCAGCATAGTTCTTTCCTATGTAAAAATTCTGCGTTGTTACGCTCGTGTAAGTATCCGTGAAGGTATTAACTAAAGAACCGTTTACATAACCCTTCAGCGTTCCGTTAGTTCCACCTGTGTGAGTTACGGTCAGCATATACCAATCTGTGGTAGAAGTATAACCCCCACCGAAATTCCTGCCTGTTCCACCATTGTATTCAAAGCCACCATTTACGAATGCGAGCTGGTAACCGTTATTACCAGTCCGTCTTTGTATGATGGTGTTGATGCCCGTGTCGTCCTGTCTTACAAAACAGTTTATAGTAAAACCACTAGTTAAATCTAAAGCAGAGTTATTACCGCAGTCTAAGTGATCGTCTGTGCCGTCTAGCTGTAAAGAATAGTTATTATTAACACCAGGACTTACTATGAAATCCTTATTCCATTCATTCCACGCAGTACCGTCCCAAACTAATATCTTGTTAGAATCTGTTTCAAAATAAGATTTACCTACATCCGTAGTGTTATTTAGTGTTGTTGGTCTTGTAGCAACTGTAGTCGTATTAAGTGTACTCATTTTTACTTATTAATTCTGATTATATACTATCCAACCACTACCATCCCAAACATACAACTTATCGGTGTCTTTTGCGTGTACGATGGTGTAGTTGGGTGCGTCTGTTCGATTGATAAACTCCGACTCGTTGTCGAATACTTGAATAGTTGGGAATGTTAGTGTGCTATCAAAGTCAACTCTAGTAGGACTCGCTACTACGCCAAAGCCAAATGTAGGAAGAACGAACATTTTAAGAAGCGGTGTCGCCAGCTAAGACGAATACATTATTCGCTGTGCTTACCACACTTGCGGCGGCCCATTGTGCGTTTGTTTTCGTGTGCGATTGACGGTTATTGATTACACTTGTGCCATCATTGGCAAAAGTAATTTGCCCAGCACCTACCTGGATGAAAGAGCAGTTAAATCCGGTTGAGTCTGTACTTAATAAACCCGATGGAATGGTTACCGTACACCCTGTCGCATGGTTTACTCTCAAGACCTGTCCATTATCAGAGTCTGCGACTGTGTAAGTTGCGGCAGTAATTTCAGTTGGAAGCGATGCCTTGAATCCAAGAATTGCTTCACCATCAAAATTCCCGTCTGTCAAATCTCCCGCAGATACACTTTGCAGGGCTGTGTCTGCTTTGGTTCCCTGTGCCGCAGTAGCGTAGTCGGTAGATGCGGTGGTGGCGGCTGTGCCTAGACCCAAGTTTGCGCGAGCCGTGGCTAAATCGCCCGACCCTGTGCCGCCCAACGATACAGGCACGATCCCGGCGGTAATCTCCTGTCCACTTAAAGATAAGTAGTTATTAGCGACTGTGGCTAAGGTAACATCGGTGGAGTTGTCCGTACCAGCTTGGTCTACATCTAGGGTTGTCCGTGCGGTTGCCGCGTCTGCATCGTCCACAAGAGAAGCCCCAAATGCTGAGATGCCGTGGGCCTGCGTTAGCGACTCGTGATTACCCAGGCTTACCTGGGTGGCCCGTAGGTTAATCAACGCGGTGAGTGAAGACTCTGCATTACCTAGACTCACTTGGGTGGCGAGTGGTGTAATGTCGCTTTGCTGGACCGGGGCCAAGGCCATGAGCGCAGTAATCGTTGCCGAGTTGGAGACGGGTGTGCCGCTGGGATCTTTGGTGACTGCTAAAATATCAGTCCCCAACAAGCTCCCGACTGAAGCGGTAGGTAAATCTGTGAATTTCTTATTTGCCATAATCTATTTCCTTTTTAATTAAATGCTAAATAATCGCCTCCCTCGGTCAGAAAAAATTCAACATCATTTTCTAATTTGAATGCACCTGTTACTGCTGGAGGTGTTAGTGGTGGTAGCGACTCAGGGACACCGCTTGCTGTATGCGGTCGTCCGACACTTACATTTAAATCGTTAGTAAGCATCTATCGGTTGTATGCGATTACGCTCCCGGTAGCTAAGGTGATTTCGTCAAACGCGCCGTACAATGCGGTGTTCGCACTTAGAGTTAATGGTGATGAACCACCTGTGGTAAGATCAGAAATGTTTTCAATATTACCACTAATGCTAGTGATTGTTGTATTCTCTAAGGCTACGATTGAAAACCATCTGCCTGTATGTGATGCAGTATTGGAGATAAATTCCCCACCGTTTAGTCCTACTCCTCTATATTCGTTTGCCATAATTAAAATGCTGTTGAGATTGTTGTTCCGTAAGTTGTGAATTGGATAAAATTGTTTTGCCCTTGCTGGCGTTCGAGTTTGTCTAACTCCGCAAGCAAGATAACTTCGGCTTGTTGCTGTACCGCGAGCGCTTTATCGAGTTGCCCGTCTGCGGTTAAATAATCCGAATAGGCTCCCGTAACGACATATTCGGAAAATATGTACGGAAAATCTGTATCGCTCGACACATAGTCTACAAAGGGTGTGCGGTATAGCACATACACAGGTGCAGTACCTGAGCGGTTTACCAAGACTACGCGACCATACCCACTCGCGGAATACTCCAGGCGGTATGGTACTTCTGTTGGACTGCCGTGGGCATAGGGATCTTTCTCGGTAATGCGCATGATCTCACCAATGTCGGACCCGAAATCAAGGATTCCCATCATGGTGGCTTTCGCTTCTGCCCCGGTTCCGCCTCCACCGCTAAAGGTGATGGTGGGTTCTGCGAGGTAGCCTGTGCCGTTGTCTGTTACTGCCACGCCATTTACTTGCCCATCGGCATTGATGGTGGCGGTGGCGGTGGCACTTCCGCTAATGGTGACGGTAGGAGCAGAGGTGTATCCACTCCCGCCAGCGGTTACCTCGATGGATCGTACCTGGACATCGGGTAGCTTTGGTTCCAAGCGTATGGTGTCGGGCCATCTTGCACGCTCCCATGCTAATCTGCCAAATCGGTTAAAACTGCGTACCGCCGCATCCTGCTCTTGCGTAAGCAAGGTATCTAACCCCGCCATGTGCTTGAGGTTATCGAGCAGTTTGCTAAC